ATTGAATCAACATAGCGACATAGATATCTCGTTCCCAAGGTATCATATTTTCAAGTTCTGTAAGACTATACTTATGGTGTTGCATCAAAGAAAAGTTAGTCTTGTAGTAATTTTTTAAATCATCATAACCAAGTATTAGCCGAAAAAACTTTCGAGCCCTTCCACATCCAAATGGTGTTCAAAACCACACTTGGAACATTTCATTTCAATTTTCTTTGTCAACTTAGGAATACTGTTGAAGAAGTTTTCTAGTTTTTCAAACTGCTCTTGATTCAACTGTTCAATGAATCCCACCAAATCTTCGGTTGTTTCTTCTTTTGCATAATGAAATTGTTCTCCGTCATAGATGGACTCAATTGATTGTGCTATCATGTTAAATGTAACTTCCGTAATATCATTCAAATCAACCGAGTCTTTAATCAACTTGAATGGTGGATATTTCATTTTGACAGTGATCTTGTCAGTCAATTGAATTTCTGGATCCACATATTCAGTTTGCACAGGTTTAATCTGTGTCAAATCAACTTTGGCTTCCATCAGATTTCCGCAAACCTTTTCATCAACTTCATTATTGCAACGGTACTTTGTTTCTGAAATTTCACCAACAGATTTGGCTCTTAGGTTCAAAAAGTAATATTCAATATCTACAATTGGTAATTCGTCAATGTCAACATCTTTTGACAGTGTACACACATTTAAGATTTCTCTTACATTGTGTTGTATTGTTTTTGCATCAGAAGATTCCAATGCCATCATCAAAGCTTTTTGTTCTTTGATTAGATATGGTCTGAATTTAATCGTTTGTTTGGAAAGTGGTAATTCCAATTGATATGTTGGCACTTCAAGTTTTGGTAAAGACATAATAACTCCTTAATTAAGTAATCAAATTTTAAAATTTTCTAGTGATTGTGCTATCGAATTGAAACCGAGGCCGATGCCATTACTAGCACCACCAAGGCCACCGAGGCCGGTCACCGCAGAATTTATACCTGCATCTAACAATTCCATACCAAATTCTTGTAGTGAATTATTTTTCCAGTATGTGTATGCAAAGGTTACCGATATCTTATGATAACCTTCGGTGTTCCAATCCAAATCAAGTTGATTCATTGATATTGGATATGCATCAAACAAATTAATAGAATAGGTCAGTTCATCCGAAACACTATATTGATTAATTGTTAATGTTGTTGCATAGTTCTCTTTGTACCTAAAATTAAAATTATATGTTGGATTAATGTAGTTTAACCATGCATCAAAGAATACTTTTTGTTGCATATCATCATCAACAATAAATGTTAGGTCAATATCAGCGTATGTTGTTAGGTGTGGATGTTTTTCAACAGGACCATATGTCATTTGATCTAAGGTCGCAAATGTGCGAGCAGGAAACTGTGCGTTTTCACATCTGTATGTAAGTGCTCTGGCAGATTTGATATAAGGAATTAAAGTCAACGGCACAGGAATGTTTACATCAAACCTGTTTGGTCTGGCTAAATCACCAGAAAAACTTGACTTAAAATCGTTAATAGAACGAGACATTTATGAATTCCTTATTTCTTCTACTGATTCTTTCCACACCTGTTTTGGCTGAGCCTTCTTAAACTGGTGCACCGGTAAATGTACCGCAACATCCCATTCGTGCGGTTCAACCGCAAGTATCTTGGATTTTATGTGACTGTAAAGGTACTGTTTGAGGCAAGGCTTGAACTCTTTGAGTTTGGATGATGCATCCAACATCGGATAAGTGATGCGGAGTCTCTTAATCTCATCGTCATCGTTATACAATGCAAAACTCATCAATTTCTTAAAGAACATAATCCTGTATCTAAGTGGCAAATAATGCACGTTTAGTCCAATAAAACCGTCAGTATGCCTTTTCAGTGGTAATACCAATGGAAATCTGTCATAATATGGTAAACTGTCCTTGCCTTTTGGATCATATACAAAGTAATACAAACCACCCATTAAAAACTTCTGTCTATCACCTGGTCGTGTGAACCTTTGAGGTTCTTTTGTAATAGGTACAGATAATCGACCTGGATTTCTCAGGCCTGCAATCTTTTGCATCATCCAGTTTAAAGATTCACGACTCATCGTTGGATGATTAGCCGCAACCTTTTCTGCTGTTAATGTAGTGAGTATAGATGGTTTTATTGTCATTGGATATTTAGTTACAATCCAAGATCGTCTTCCGTGATAATCTGAAAAGTCCAACCTTTGTCTAAACAATATTCAGTTGCAGCCTTCCATTTTGCTTGATTGACACCCCATGTTGTTACTTCATTAATGTATTGTTTAGTGATGCGTTTCTTTTGTTGTGGTTCTTTTGTTTGATATTTTGGTTTGACCTCAATCATTACAGTTTTGAATTTTCCATCTTTGGTACGCACTTTGACCAAGAAATCTGGGAAATAACGGTGAAATTTACCATCAACGGGAGATTTGTATGGAACGGTCATTTCTTCGGAGGCCCAAGAGACAATGTTTGGATTTTTGTCGAGCCAATTCATCACTCGGCATTCCCAACTCGAGCGATATATAATATTTTTGTAATCACCCATGTATTTTTGGGGATTTGTGGGTCTAAATGTTCCTGAATATGCCATAAATAGGTATATATCACACTTTCTTAGAAAAAACAATGGCACTTTTTACAATACCAACATCCATCGCCGGCATAAACATTCCTGGGAATCTGTTTGGTGGTCCTTTGGATTCACTTTTCCAAAATGGTGGTTTAGAATTTGTACAGTACCCAAGAGATTTAGGTAGTTCAACCAAGTTACATTCTGTGCAATTTACAATTGAAGAAATAAACGAACTGGGTTTAGCTGATGTTGCTGGTGGCTTAGAAAACATGCTTGGTTCAATCGGTAATACACTTTCAAGTATAGGTGATACATTTTCGAGTTTTGGTAATTTTACATCGGCTGTGAGCAAAGCAACTAATGATGCCGTAGACGCTCTTAGAAATGCTTCCGGCGAGAAAATATTAGGAGATGCTAGTGCAACAATGAATAAACTTGCAAATGATGTTGCTGTAACAAAGGGTACACCAGTAGCTTATATTTCACTATATTTGCCAGAAACTTTGAATTTTAGTTCGAGTATGTCATATGATGACAGCACAACGATTGCATCAGCAGCAGGCGCATTGCCTTTGGTTGGAGGTGTGGTTAGTAGGGTAACTGGTTTTCTAGGAAATAATGATGCTGCTAAATTAGCGTTAAATAAAGCGGGTTATGTTTTTAACCCACAAAAACAACTTCTATTCAATGGCATAGATTTTAGACAATTTAATATGTCTTTTACATTTACACCATATTCACAAAGAGAAGCAGATGACGTAAAAAAAATTATCAAGTTATTCAGAAAATGGGCGGCACCAAAAAAATCAGAAGAGGCCGCAGGAATGTTTTGGGTGCCGCCAGCTTTATTTGGCATAGAATTCCAATTTGAAGGAAGCCGTAATGAGAACTTACCTAGATTGCATAAATGTGTTGTGGAAAGTGTAGATGTAAACTATGCACCAGGTGGTTGGTCAGCACACTCGGATGGTGCACCAGTACAAACAACCATGACTATACAATTCCAAGAAATTCTTCTTGTTGGTAGAGCTGAAGTTGAACAAGGATATTAAAAAATGCAATACTTTAAGACTTTACCTAAAATTCGTTATACAGACGATAAAAATATTTCGACTATCTATACCAATTTGATGGCAAGAGCTAGTGTTATTCCAAGTATGTTGACGAATTCTTTGTTATTTTATCAATATGATATACAAGATGATGATACTCCAGAAATTGTCGCATACAAATACTACGGCGACATGAATCGTTTTTGGATTGTTCTATACTGCAATCAAATAACTGATCCCCAATGGGACTGGCCGTTAAGTAGTAATAAATTTGAGAGTTATATTGATGCTAAATATACAGGTTCAACAAGATATAATGTACACCATTACGAAAAAACTATCAGTAAAACAAATAGAACAAGTGGCACAAATCAAGATATCACGAGTTCCTTTGAAACGATAATCATTACCTATGAAGATTATTTGATATTGGACACAGCAAGTTACACATACAATATGTCAACCGGAACTGTTACAATAGATACAACCAAGAGAGCTGTAACAAATTACGATTACGAATTGGAATTAAATGATTCCAAAAGAAGTATAAACATACTCAATAAATCTTATGCGGATCAATTAGAGTCTGAATTTAAAAAAATAATGTCATAATATGGTTAATTCATCATCACCTAATGGCAACTTTTACCCACAAGATTTCGATTTAGAATCCGTTGATATCATTACTGATTCCGGTGAAGTATATAAATTAAAATATCTTGTTACTGAATTGTCTTTTTTTGAGGACATATTTTCATTTGCTTGTTCGGGTAATGTAATTTTACGTGATGCCGTTGGTATAATTGAGAAATTGCAGTTGAATGGTTCTGAGTTTATTCAAATTACTTACGGTAAATATAAAAGTCAAGATGAATCATCGAAAAATAAAAGAAGATATAAATTATATAAAGTTGGTAATAGAAAACCATCTGGGAATAAAGCATCTGAGTTCTTCACACTATACTTTTGTTCAGAAGAATTGTTATTATCTGAACAATTAAAAATATCCAAGTCTTATAAAGGCCAAGCAGTCTCCGATATTGTATTTAATTTGTTAAAAGATGATGAGAATGGTTTAAAAGTTAATGTTATGAAAATACAAAACATTGAACAGACTTATGGTACATACGATTTTGTCGTACCACGATTAAAACCTTTTGAAGCCATTAGTTGGTTATCGGGATATGCAAGGCCATCGGAAGACACCGGTGCTGATATGTTGTTTTTTGAAACAAATGATGGATATTATTTTAGGTCTTTGCAGTCCATGTTTTCGGATGATACCTATGCGACATATAAGTATCAACCATCAAATATAGGTAACATGGACAATAGAATGAATATTTTGGAATATGAATTCATAAAGACATACGATTCACTGGATGCTACATCCAGTGGCATTAATGCAAGTAGGTTAATAACTATTGATCCTTTGAATAGAACTCAAACCGTAACAGATTTTAATAAAGATAAATTAGAAGGATATTCTAATTCGGGTAGTTCAGTAAATAGATTTAATAAAAAATCAACTGAAATGTATGATGGTTCTTTTAGATTGGCATTTGGTAATTCCAATCAGGTTGATGATCCATATATAAAACAAAGCCAAGGTGATGTTGCCAAAGATATTTTTGTGGAAACTTATGTACCAAATAGGTCAGCACAAATTGCTTTGTCTAATTATACTGTTATGAAAGCTATTATACCAGGTGATAGTGGAATAACTGCTGGTAGAACTGTTGAAATACTATTGTATTCATTGCAAGTTGATGGTGACAATAAGAATCAAACCAGAGCAAAAGATGAGTATTTTTCAGGCAAATATCTTGTTACAGCTGTACGACACATCATACAGACACAAGGTGTATTCCAAACAGTTTTAGAATTGGCAAAAGAATCATTGAAATCTAATTATAATTCGAGTACAACAACATATGAATAATTTTATTGGTAAAGACGGTTTTGTTTGGTGGGTTGGTGTTGTTGAATATCGTGGTGATCCTTTGGCTCTCGGTAGATGCCAAGTTAGAATTTTTGGTTGGCACACAGATAATAAAATGAATCTT